CTTTACTGCCGAGTTAGATAAGAAGAATTTGAAACTACTTAAAAAAGAACAGAAGAAATCAAAACAAGAACAATATAAAAAAGCAAACAATACTTAATTATTTTTTTCTTTTTGCTTCTAATAGAGCAAAATCTTTTATTTTAGCGTCACCTTTATACGACCAAGCATATCCAGCATTGATCATTTGCTCATTGAGCGATAATGATTCATTATTAATATACAAATTACCAAGAATTCTACCATATTTTTCGGTACTATCAGGTAGTTGTGTTTTGATTAGAATATCTTTAGCACCTTCTAACTTATGTTTGAGCCATTCTTTTGATTCAAGTCCAAGTTTTTTTTCTTTGAGATCTGTAGTCCTGCTCTCTGGAGTATCCACACCACTAAGGCGTACTCGCTTAGTAAGAGAAATATCGAAACCAAGATCAATGTCCGCATCTATCGTATCCCCATCAACTACTTTGATTACTTTCTTTACTCTGTAAATATAAGGATCTTTATCCATTAAAAAGGCATCTTAAATTCCTTAATATTTAGTTTTGGAATGGGTAGTTTCTCCAAAGCTTTTGCTACTTGCTTCTCTACCACAGCACCCACAAACTCTTCTGGGTTGTCTAGAATCTTTTGTGCTTTTTGATATGTAACATAAGCACCATAACACAGTGCTCCACTAATACTCAAACTTAAAATTGATAAACCCAATGCTAATTGTTTCATTCTTCTTTTGCTAGTTTAAATATGTATAAAATATATCCTATTGTCAGTGCCAATAGGATAGCAACCATAATATTCACAGACCAAACTGGATCAGTCATTCCATCCCTCTTCTTTGTGTATAAAAACTTTTAATTCTGTAACGTATGTTCTAAGTATTTGTGCCTGCTCTTCATGCCAAAAATTACCCGTCTCCAAATGAAGACGGGTGTGGTTATCTATTGCTTTAAGTATTTGATGTATTGGTTTGTTCCATTTCTCCCTATGAGGAGTATCGAACTCTCGTGTCATGATACCTCATTTTTTCTTTCCACCGTTCTTTGCTTTTTTTGCTGTAGAATTTCCCTGATTCTGTTTAGACCCAGTAGAACTTTTCTTACCTTTGTTTACTGATTTTGCCATTATACCCCAGTTGTACGTGGTTGAACTTGACCTTCCAGAACCTCAACTCTTTCTTCAAGAGATACTGTTGTTTCATCATTTGTTGAAACCGATGATTCTAATGAAACAGATGGTTCTACAACAAATTCAGTTCTTGGAAGTTCCTTTTTTTCATCTTCATCATCCCCCCCACTTTTCTTCATTGTATTAATACCAAAAGTAGCAGCAGAAGCAGTGAATACTGTAGCAATGAATGTGGGATCCATTTTAGCAAACATACCAGCATAACTTGCGGTAAGTAGTGCGGCAGACCAACTCAAAATCACAACACGAATTAGTTGTCCCATACCATTTTCCTTTTTGTTGTTCATTTTTGTTAGTTTGATAGGTTATCCTTTTTTCCAAGATTCACCTTCTGCTTTTCTTCTACGAGCAAGTCCTGCTTCTACATTAGACCCAGGATTGCGATAGAGATAAAGCGCATCGGGAACTAAATCCCATTCTTTATTCTTCAGACGCTTGGTGATAGTATTAAAATCACCACTACCATAAAAACCAGCACCAAGATTATAAGCAAAGGAAAGAAGTGCTCCTCTTTTACCATCGGACATCTCACTCCAATGTGGAATTTTACGAAGTGATGGAAGAAACTGGTTCTTGCATTGAGTAATCAACAATTCATCTGCCTCCTGTTGAGTAATGGTATCACCCATATTAAATGGTGATCCATCCTTCTTACGGGTAGTTCCCCAACCTATGGTGATTGGAAGTCCACCCGAGAGAGGATCTGGGTATGCTTTTAGATGACATCCTTCAAACTCTTTGATAAGTTTGAGACCAGTCATAGGCATATCATCACCACCCGTTACAGGAGCTGCAGGAGCAGATGCTGGTGCGGCACTATTCTTTTTTCCTCTATAAATCTCTGCCCAATCCACATTATCCTCAAGATACTTGACAGGTAGGTTATCTTCTAACCACTGAATTGCTTTAATATGATTGGGGTTCTTCTCGTCATAAAACTTGAAGAAGTTGTGTAAATCTATTCTTGCCATTGAGTTTCTCCTTATGTATTAATCGAAAATGCGACCCCAACCATCGCTGCCACCTGGGCACCAACGATGCTTAAGAACTGCTTTGGTATAAATGGTCTTCTTACCATTTTCTACTGGTCCAGTATAGTTATCATTTAACGAACCATAAGGATCGTTAACATAATATCCTTTACCATCTGGTGTCTTACCAATGACTACACACATGTGCCCACCAGTAGGTGCAGAAAGAGAACCCCTGTGAAGAATACCAATAACAACAGGTTTCCCAGCATCGAGACTTTTATCAATATCAGAGAAAGAAAGATTGTAACTAAAGTGTGACTTAACACCATAACCTTGTAGAACACGGGTCTGAACCGCGTGATCTGTTGTATCACCAATTGCGAATACTTTCTTAACATACTCATCATCACCTTTGATGATTCCTGGTTTGAGGAACGCAAGGCACATAGCACACGACGAAGAGTTGCAAGTTCTTTGTGCATCTCTATAGTTGTCTACTTGATTAAAGTAAGGAACCGCCAATACTGATGGAGTTGGGGGTTTTGTTCTGAACATTCCTATCCATTCAGTTTCAGAATCGTCCATGAACTGAGCAGGAAGATTATCCTCTAACCATTGAACTGCTGCTGCATGGTTTGAATTCTTATCATCATAATACTTAAAAAAGTTATGAAGATCTAAGGTCATTTTCTTCTCCTATAAATTCTAATGAAAAAATATCATGATCAGAAATATTTGGATTCAACCATTCACTAAATTCTGATTGAATTGCCTGAGCATCTTCATAGTCCTTTTGTTCACAGAGAGAATGAATACGATCAACTGCCCAATCATGTGAAGTCCGAAGGGTTTGTTCCAAGGTAACCATCAAAATAATCCTTCCTAAAGTATCTGGAGAGTATGTTACTATTATAGTACGCAGGAACCCCAGAGTCAAGTGCTTCGGTCAGTACATTATTTAGGAAAAGTTGTCGTGTTTCTTCAAAATTACACTTACCTTTAGTCTTATGTAATGATATTATTTTTCTTTCAAAACATTCTTTACCGTATTTTATTACATCCTCTTTAAGTTCTGGACAAGATCCATAATACTTTTTCCAATCAGACTCTGATTTAACCTTTCTTTTTTTACCGGGGGGAGTTCTGAACGACCACAGGTATTTGCGTCCTATGTAACTTCTACCGGTGATCTTAGAATGAATATGATATACAAATCCGAAATAATCTTCTATATGATCTGATTCAAATATTTCCCCATTGAATTTCCATGGGTTCTCATAGCTCATTTAATAATCTTATAGAGCTATTATTTATCTTTAACCGGGACAAACCTAGTCTATAGACATTTTACATTTTTGTCAAGGGGTTGATAAATACTCAATAAAGATATATACTAGAAATGTCGATATATGTAAAAAATCTTGTTATTGATACTAGTTCTGATTTTTCAGAAGAACTTGACTTAATCCAGACTGCTGGGAGTGCCGTCAACCTAACTGGATTTAGTGCAGTTGCTCATATGAGAAAAACTCCAGAGAGTTCAAGTTATGTTGGGTTTGGAATATCATTTATTGATCGTTTAAATGGAAAATTAGTAATATCATTAGGAAGTACGATAAATTCTACCCTCAAAGGTGGAAGATACGTATATGACTTAATGTTAATTAAATCAGATTCAACCAAATCAATTGTCGTAGAAGGAACTGTTTTAGTGAGAGTTGGTATTTCAACAGGGTGCTTCTAATAAATATTCATACAAAGTATAAAAGTAATAATGACCGTTTATATAAGCAATTTAGTAATACATACTGGAACAGATTTTGAACAGGTTTTTGTATTGGAGAGTGAGGCAAGTAATAGTGCTTTGAATTTGAATGGATATACTGGATGTGCTAAATTAAAAAAATATGAAAAATCCATATCTTCTGGGTCGTTCATAGTAAGTTTTACGAATAGACAACTTGGAAAAGTAAAAATTTCTATGGCGTCTACAGTTACGGAAGAATTAAAACCTGGGAAATATTTTTATGATTTACTTTTAAATAGCGGCAATTCCATCCAAAGAGTGGTTGAAGGTACGGCATTAGTTAAAAAGGCAGTTACACAGATATAAAAAAAAGCACCCTTGTGGGTGCTTTGGATTATGTTAAATTCTTATCAACCTTTCTTTTCTGGCATTCTAGCACCAGTTTTATGCCTTTCAGTACCAGCAGAATCTCTATAGGTTTCACTTTCTCTTCTTGGTGTTACATAACCCACACCAGGAACATTGCCAGTTTGTCCTTTTGCTCTTGCTTCATTTCTTGCTGCTGCTCTTTGTGCTGCTCTCTTACGATTTTTATCGTAGTTGTCACCTTCCTCAAGAACTTCTTCGACAATATCACCAATCATCTCAGCATCCATCTCGGTCATAATGTATTGTGCCTCCGCAACGGTCTCTGCATGACCCTGTGAGAGGAGATACTCAAGCACGAGATCATAAGCATCATACTCATAGGATGCTTTAATATCGACCGGTTTTTTGCTTGCTGCAAGCTTATCATTTTGAGGAACAACACTACCGGAAGCAGCAGCAGAGTTACTACCAGCAGCATTAGTTGCTTGCGAGGTGGTTGCTGGTTTGAATTGTGAAGAACCCATAGCAGGCATTGCTGCTGCTCTTTGTCCAAGGCTAGGAGTTGCTTCTGGCTTATCTGCAGGAGCAGGAAGACTTGATTTCATATCCTTCATAAGAGGATTAGTTGTTGCACTGGTTCCTCTTGTACGATCTCTTTCAGCAGATGCGGCAGCAAGTTTTGGATTTGCCTTTGCCCACTGATCCATCGCAGAACCTGCTGGTTTGGTAGGAATGACCTTAGGACCATTGCCGCCGGGAGGACGAGCACCAGCACCAGCAGGAGGTGTATTACCGGCACCGGGAGCAGGAGGTGTAGTACCGGCGGCCGCTTTCTGACGCGAATTACGT